TTTCTTTTTTTTCTACCTGTTTCAGCGTATTCTTCACGTTGTGTTGCTGTACTATGGTCTTCACACGGCATAAATAACTTTACACCATCAACAGTATGTGGATGACTACCTGAACACCCTTTAAACATTTCAGCATATAATTCTGCTTCTTCTTTTGTTCTAAATAATGGTTCACCGTCTAAACTACTAACAGGATTTAATTCGTTTTGTAAAATGATGTCTTTTATTTTACCCATCATTACCTCATCAGGGCAATCTTCACAAACTTCGTCTAATATATCTACTTGTTTAGAAGCCTCAATTATTTTATCGGTAAAGTAACCTTCAATCGAAAATCCACGAACCTCTTTGTTCTTTATAGCTTCCCATATTTCAGGATTGTTTTCTGCGCTCACTTGTACAAACCACGTCCCAATAGGTAAATTACTAAAACCATACATATTTGATTTATCGTATTTCTTATCTTCTTTTATCCACGATTCTACGACCGTTAACCCCTCAACTGGTACTTTGTGTTCAAGTGTATGATTATTGTTGTTTAAACTCGACATAAACAACTTCTGCGCTTGTTTTATCGTTTCCTTAGTAAAGAATACGTCGTACTCTTCGTTAGTGTCTTTGTCAAGTCTTGGTATTTTCTTATCAGGAATTAAAATAGCTCCTATCAATTGTTTTTTCTCTTCATCTACTTTTGCAAGACTTAAAAAGTCATTATTAAAGAATACAAAGTTTTCTTCAATCGCTGGAAACTTAACTACACTGATCGCATCAACTCCAAAAAAGTCTGCTGTTTCGTCTATAATTAATTCTATTAATTTTCGTTTTTTCTCTGCCATAACATATATAAATATAAAGTTGTTTATTTTGTTTATAATGTAGCCTGTATGTCTAACTCTTCTTGTAAGGCTTGTGCGTTACTAATATCGTTTTCAACTACAAACGCCTGTACTGGTTGCGTTGTTGTTCCAGGTGGTGTTATTGCGTCTATATTAGGAACAAGACCACCAAATCCACTAAATCCACCAGTAGAACCCGCCGGAATATCTACGTTATCAGGTATTGGTTCATCAGGGCCAGGTACTTTTTTTAATATACCTTTAGCTGTTGCAACACCGGCTAAAACCTGTCCTACTAATTGAGCTATTAATATAGGTGTTACAATTGGAGCTGCTGGCCCCGCTGCTGCTGCTGCTGCTGTCGCTCCTGCTATTGCACTTGATATTCCACTCGCTGTATCAATCATTACCTGTGCTAACGCTGCAGCCTTTGCGGCTTTAGTTCCTTCACCTGCTAATTGACCTAGCGAACCGATAATACCTTTAGCTAACCCTATTTTCATTGCTCTTTCTGCTTCAGCAATTTGTTCCCGCTTCTTAGCTTCCTCTCTTTCCGTGTCTGTTAATTTCTTTTCGTTTTCTATTCGTTTGTCTATAATTTCCTGGTCAGCGTCAGCTTTCTCTTTTTCTAAAGCTTTTAAGTTTGTTAATTGTTCAGACCTTTGCCCTGTAATCCTTTCATCTAAGTCTGCTAGTTCTGTTTTTGCATTTATTAGAGCAACTTGTAAATCTACATTATCTTTGTTCTTTGATAATTCTAATTCAGCTAATTCTACTTTCTTATCGGCTAAAGCCTTTTCTTCTGCAAATTGTTCGTCTAATATACGTCCTAGCTCTTCATTAGCTGCTATACGTTCTTCAAAAGTTAAGCTAACATCATCTCTAATTTGTCTTTGTAGCTCTGCATCTTTTTGGTATGTTAATTGTAATTGTCTTTGATTAGCTTCTGCTAATTTTACTTCGTTTTTTAATTGAGTTATTGCTTTACCGTATGCAGTTGCCTCTTTTGTCGCGTCGTTTAATTCTTTTTTCCCCTTTTTAATGTTTTCAGCAAAGTTGTTTTGTTGCACTTCATCCATTCCAGTATTCAATTGTACAAAGGCTGTGCCCGCATCACTTGCACCTTCTTTAAGTAAATCTAAGTCCCTTGTAAATACACCTTTTATAACTTTACCCAGGGCGCCAAAAAGGTCAATTAATCCTTCAATCCTATTTACCAGGTTTTGTTTTAAAGCCGTCCATAATTGTTCTATAGATTCTTTTGGATTACTAAATGCGTCGGTCATTTTTGTACCTAAATCAACGGCAAAATTAACAACCTTTTGAAACACAAAACCTAAACTTTCAGTAACTGCAGAAACTTTATCCATTATGACCTGATTTTGGCCTAACATATCTTTCAGCTTAACAAACGCCGCCACTATTAACCCAATTCCTAAAGCTTTAAATGCTGTACCAACCGCGCCAACCCCCTTTTTCATTTTACCAAAACTTGATTCCGAATTAGCCGCCTCTTGACTGGTATCTTTAACACCCTGTTTTAATTTATCTACTTCCTGTACTGCTCCCTTTGCATCTACATTTATTTTTATATTTTTCTCTACCGCCATATTATTCTAATTATTTGTTTGAACATTCTTTTAAAACTTGTGTGGTATTCTTGTAATCCGTAAACAAAATCTAACTCTTTATCTTTATACTCAACTAACTGAATATGATCGATTGTTGGTATTATTAATTTTGTTGTTGATTCTATATATTTTTTTAATTCCATAATAAATACTCTCCGTTTTGTAATTGTATTCTATTTCCGTTTTGATATAAAGCCCAGTTTTCGTCGTATCTAGCAGTCATATTATCAACTCTATTTACATCCATATCTACTGTCAATGTCCATATTCTTTTAGTGTCTGTTTGGTTATCATCTAACCCAAATCGTAAAACACCATCGTTAACATCAATGTATAGTGTACACGTTGTAGGATTTGCCCCTTCTCTAATACTAAACTCTTGTTGACCACCCGCTGTGCTTAATTGTGTTGTTGTTCCAGCAACATTTTTAAAGGCTGTATAATACGCAAAACCCTCGGTATAACCTAAACTATATGTTGAGTTAGTTCCACCTACAACAGTAGCAATTCCTTTAACTCTTATAATGGTGTTACTATTGGTAGGCATTTTTATGCTTATATTATTATCATTACCCTGTGGGTAAGCGTAAGCCCTTGTGTTTGCTATAGTATAACCTATTAAGACAATTCTATGTGCTTCACCTTCTATTGTTGGAATAGTGGTTTTTGTAGTTTCATATTTTATTACTGAATCATCTTTCGAATAAGGTACTATTGGTGTCGAGTATTTGTTATCTGCACTACCTATAACAAATGGTTTATCTGCACTAATCAAGTTAAATACAAGACTCTTCATCTGTGTATTTGTGAAAAGACTTCTAATACCTTGTTTATTAACTAATACAGATGGTGTACTTCCTGAATAAGCAAAGCAAGGATATAGACCATTAGACGCCTGCCCTGTATATTGCCATTGTACCGCACCACCATTACAAACACAACATTCAGGACTTGTATATAGACCTAAATAATTAGGTGTGGTAATATCGGGCGAACAAGATGGATCATCTTCAGGACACCAAACGTAAGCCCCTGTATCAGCGATATTTGTAGCAACCATATTAGTACCTGCAGAAGTAGCACCGATAACATAATCACAACCATTACAATTAGCCTTAGTGTCTAATGACTTTATTAGTGTTACTTTTGTGCTTGCTTTAGTACCAACTTGATAATTGGATATATTAAGTATTCGCCAGTAACTATCCTTTATAAATATCTCATCTGCAAAACTAAAATTAAAAATATCTACTTCATTAAGGTTTAAATAACATTCCATTATTCTCGCCTCTGAACTATATATATTGTCTAAGTATTGTTTCCAGTAACCACCATATAAAGTATTATTAAACCAGTTTCCTGAATTGCCTGCATTATTAAATATATTTAAATCACTACATATTGGAGTTGTTGAGTTCCAGTATAAAGATTTATTAGATGCGGTTAAGGAATACACATTTGATGAAGGTGTTATATCAAAAGGAGTACATACTGGATATGTCGTAAACGTATATGCGTTTAATGTTTCCGCCGTTGGAAGTGGTGAATGTAAATTGTAGGTTGCTGTGTCACCATTTGAATCTAATACAGTTGTAGCCGTTCCACAATAATAAAATAATTTTGGATTAGTTTTTTTAATAGGGTTAGTGGCTTCGCCCCCTGATTCCTCAAAAGTATATTCATATTGAACAGTCATATTTGGTAAAAAAGTCCCTGACGTTGAATTTGGTGAGGCGTAAACCCTATCATTTATATAAGGTGAAAATAAAGGTTCGTTTTTAAATTCACCTGTAGCAAAGTCATTATTAAAATTCTCTATTTTTAAATGTCCAAAAACATTAACTTCAGGTAACCGTTCCTTAATAGCCTTGTTCCATAAATCGTTATCTTCTTTATCACTTAGATTTATTGTTTTTTTCTGTATTTCTGTTGTGTCCCTTATAATAATTTCCTTATCAGTATCAACTTTATCTGTCCAGTATTTTAAATCACCACTTGCAATAAAATCGTTATATGGTTCTATAATTAAATTAGTGTCGTCGTCAGGATTTGTCAATACTACTAAATTGAATCGTTGTATTATGTCTTTTAAAAACGCTCTTTGTGTTATTTCAGGATCAATACAGGCCGGAACATCTACCGTTGAACCATATATATTTGTACTATACGCCACCCAGTTTATAGCTACAGAAGCGGTGAAAGCCCAGGCTGTCGCTGAATCACCTAGCGTTACTATACCATTAGAACCTGAATCTGCTCTCTTCCAATTTAATACTTCAATAGTAACACAAGCCGAGGCGCCTGTTGGCATGTTTGAAATATCTAAAGTTTTTTCTGCTATATATATACCATCAGGAGTATCTGAATTAACTAGCGTTGTTCCACCTATCGCTGAATACACTTGTTCTGTTAATTGATTTGTTGTTGTGTCCCATTCTCGTACTCTATAAGCGAGCAAAACACCTGATTGATTACAGGCAGCAACATTGTCCCATTTAAAAGCGTGTCTTACATCTACGCTATACATTTCAGTTCCCTCTTTTGTGAAGTAGTAATTGGTTGAGTTCCACATACCTTCAGGGTCTGTCGGAATAGCTAAACCAGCAGAAGGTGTAGTAATATCACACGGTATTACGGTTTCAGGACTTGACTGGCAATCATCATTTGTTGCTGTAAACTCACCAAACTCATCGTCTGTTGCTACATTCATTAATCCTGATGGGTTGTTATTAGAATTTGTTGTTGGTACTGCTGAACCCTCCAAAGCTGTTCCTGTGGTCATAAATAACTTTCCAAAATACGAACCATCTATAAAACTAGAAGTATAAGAAAATCCGGCCTTTGCAAGTATTAAATTGAATAACGCTTTTAATTGTATTGCTGGTCTAAATTGTGTAAATAATACAGATAATTGTGAAGCGGCCTCAAAACCTAAACTTGAGATATCACTAGAAGTCATATTTAAGTAAGCGCCCAATCCACTAAAATAAAACCCTTCACGAGTTACAGACAAAGGATAAACTATTTTACTAACACCCGCGTCTGAATCGTATAAAGAAGTCCCTGAAGTATTTACTAATGAATTACCCCAAGAATTATATAAGGTGTTGTTTGTTGCGTTTGTATAATTATAAGTATGGTTAAAGTCTGAACTATAACTACCATTATCATTTTTGAAAACGTCTTTTAATCTTTGTTCACCGATCGTACTAAATAACGATGCAGTATTTGACATTAAAACCACTTCGTAAACCTGTGCTTTTTGATATACAGATTTTAATTGCAAAGCCCCTTCAAATTGTGGAACTGTACCAACGTATAAAACCGCATCAAATGTAGTTCGTGTATTAAATACTAAAGTATCTAAATTTACATTATACCAGTCTTGAAAGAATTGATTATTGTTGTCTGTAAATGGTAGTTTAAATGTTTGTGAATAACTACCCTTTCTAGTTTCAGGTTCTTTGACTTCTGAAAATTGAAAGTTTAAAGAGATATTTGGCGCCTCCTGTAAATCAAGATTATAAGCCGTGGTTGAAGTGGCTCCTGATGTAGCTTTTCTGTATGCAACTAAACGCACATTCATTATGAGTTTGTATTAACTGGGTTAGCGTATTCTATATTGATAGTGTATTGTATCATCTTATCGTTTGCAGTTGTTTTTTTAATAAAAGAACTATCTGTAACCAAAACCCCTTCTGTAAAATCTGTGTCTGAATTTTCCACTATATAAACATCTGTACTCATTATTAGTTTTTCAATTAAAACACTATCAGCTTCTGTTATCCAATCTGTATTAATTGTTTCCTTTAATACTGCTGTTGTTTGTCTTGTAGTTTTTCCTCTTTGTGTATTATTGTAACGCCATTTACTTTTGTTAAAAGTTCCTAACATTGAACTATAATTATTTCTTTGTACTTCTGTTGTTTGTGTAGATTTATTTTTAAAATTGAAATAATCATAACCACCGACAGAATTACGCCAAGCTAATCTTCTAACTTTATAACCCTTACAACTTCCATCCTGTTTTATAAAATAATATAATGCAGTCTTGTTTGTTGATGTTGCTGGGTTTGTCGGTGTATCATTAGTTCCTCTAATTGTATAATAAGCCCACCCCGCATTATTAGAAGGTTTAGCATCTGAATTATCAGATTGAGCCTCTAAATTACCAGGGCCGCAACCAAAATATAACAATCTACTGGCATCAGCTAGTGAAACATCATTAGGTGGTAATCCACCATTCCCTGTTACATTAGCAATATATTCCGCGTCATTAATTTTCACACCCGCTGAAGTATAATAAACAATTTGAATGTAATCAATGTCACTATCAAAATTACTATAATCATTTAAAAAAGCAACAGTATGATAATCAGTGTCTTGTATATAATTTATATATCCACTTGTATTATAGTCGCCCGCACTTGTTACTAAGTCACTTAAAAATCTATCGGTTGCACCATTGCCGTTAAATACATTAAAATCAGTTCCTTGTATAAATCCTATAGGTGAAGTAACTGTACTTCTTGCCGTCATTAAAGGTAATGAAGCCTGTAAATAATATAATGTATCCGCTACACTTGGAGTAGTTTCTTCTGTTGGAACTGTAGTTGCTGATGAACTATATTCTTGATATGCCTTTACATATATTGTTTGTATCTGTGTTCCATCTGTTGTATTATCACCATTTACGCTAAATGGTTTCGCGGGTGTATTAACACCTACTTTGTGTATTGTTCTAAATGGTACGCCTGTATCGTTTTGGTCAAATACGGTATCTACTAATTGAGTATTAACAATTTCTCTTAAATCAAAAAACGCTCTCGCCCTGTTACCACTTACATCAGAACTATAACCGTTTCTTCTTTGTTTTAACTTAGCTAATAAAGTTCCAGAGGCATCATCTAATCTAACTTCTAAAATTAGTTTAAAATAAAACAAACCACTGATATCATCTTGATAAACCATATAACCAATCATAGGTGTCCAATTTGTTATAACTGGAACTTTTGAAGTAGTATTAACTGGTTCTTGTGCAAATGTTATATTTCCTATTGCCATATTCTAATCTTTTAATAATAATTCTAAATCGTCTGAAAACGCTTTAGTTATGTTTTCTGTTTGTTTATTTAATTGTTCTGTAAATGGTTTACTAAAGAATTGCGTTCTTTCTAAACCTCTTTGAAATATAGACCTTTGAATCAAGAATGTTAAACTTTCTAATTTGATAAATCTACCTTTCTTATCTCTTCCCTTTATACCTTTTCTTTTAATCCAATTTTTTATTGAGTTTTTAAACTCGTTCCAAGTTCCACCGAATTTACCACTACCAAATCTAAAGGGTGTTTTCCCCCCTCGCATTCTACCTGAACCTTTAAATCCACCGACACCTCTAACACCCTCATCTACGAACTGCCAGTAATCATCAGCACGACCAAATTCAAATTCTAAAGTAACCGCATCTTTTGAAGAGGTAACCAAATAATCAAAATCGTTTGATAATGTACCGCTGGCATTTTTCTTTTTACGCTTAAGAATACCACGACCTTCTTTAACTACATTTCTACCAAATGTTTGTAATGCTTGTATTGTATTATTAAACTCCATTATGTGTTAGCATTTATTGGTGCGATACACAAGTTGTTTTTATTGTTTACATCTACACTTATTGTAGCGCTCCACCCAGTCAAAAGATTATTAAAACGTGCCGTAAATGGTTCGGCGGTTATTGGTAATTGTAAAACAACTTCACCATCTACCCAGGATTGAGTTGTTAAACTATGTTTAAATTCTGCTACAACATCTTGTAATATATTTAGTGTTTCACTATATCCATCTACCCTTCCTATTCTCTGTTTATTTGGTTCATCACCTACTTCATCATTTATCATATCCATTACAAAGATTGTAAAATTATAAGTTAATACACCTTGATTAATTACAACATTACCAGGTTCTGCATATAGTATTACATAATCAGTAGCACCCAGTTTATTAATATCTACTTCGTCCATCATACCACTATGGAAACTATTTATTTCATAGTGTTTATCCGCTATTGTTTCTAAATATCCTACTACGTTTCTAAAACTTATCATAGTTACTTTTTTGTGTATTATTATAATCTTGTGTATAAGCCAAATAAGTTAGAACTTCTAATATCGGTAGTTCTGTTATTTTACCAATATCTAATATACTATTGCTCATTGAGTAAAGTACATTATACCAGCCCCACTTACTTTGTAGGCTTACACCCTTTGTTGTTTCGCTTCCTGTTTTTCCAAATAACGCAGCGAAGTCTTCGCCAATCTTTCTCCTAAAGTCAAAAAAAAACCTAACGAACTTAGCGCTATATTCATCGGACAATCTTTAAACAACTCTTCTTTAAATTCATCAGGGTTGTATGGTTCAATTGCATATCTATCGTTAACCTTATTTGTAACCTTTCTATATAATATACTCATTATAATATGTAGGTTTTCAATTGGGTTTTTACAATAGCTTTCCAAATCTATATACTCACCTGTTGTCAATTTATTTAAATTCGGAACAAAACCAAATTCAATATCTGAAAAGGTAAACACCTTTACAAAATCTTCTTCTTTCGGTTCGGTATCAATCATGCCTTTAATTATGTTCATTATTTCTAACAAATCCGTGTATGCCATTTTCTTAACTACAAACGGACTTGTATTACATAACAACGCCAAACTCCTTATAACCTTATTTTTCTCGCTCGCTTTACTCTCTTGTATTTTAACGTATTCTTGATATATTCCTATTGTTATATCAGACCACTCGTTAGGTATTCTTAATTTCACCTCTTTCATTACTTATAAATATAAATTGTTACTATTTGTTTTTACGATATATAATACTTGCCGCTATATGAAACCATTAACTTATTCAAAGCTACATAACGTACACTATCAATCGCATGATTAAAAGCGTCAATTGGTTTGTTTGTTATCTCGTTATTTTTGTTCTTTATCCACTTATAGTTGCGGAACTCCTTAATAGCGTTTACGCTTCTTTTAGTTATGTTTAGTTTGTGTCGTTTTAAAACATCTATTCCGATCCGAATACTATCCGCGCCCTTCTTTGTTGGTTTGATATTAATACCACCCATCCTAAAAATTTCTTCAATACTTTTCGGTTCTGCGCTATCCGCAAATATCTCTATATTCCTATCAATGCCTAATTGTTTAATCTTGTATGCTATATCCTGATTTGTTAATCCTCGTTCATATAATAGTTCATCAATATATAAGTCTAAGTCGCGTTTATATACTTTTATTAAGCTGGTTGGATCTGCAGTAAATCCAAAATCTAAACCTAAAGCAATTGGTTGCGCATTGTCAGGTATTTCATCAATTATATTAAATACAGGGAAAATGGTTTCGGTAGCCACCCCACGTTGCCCCTCGCCAAAAACCCTGTATAAATTTTCGTCTACCTCTTTAAGTCTTTCAATTTCTGATATTGTTGATTGTTCTAAAAATGGATTGTCTTTATACGTTGAAATATGAAAGTCTACATCATTTCTATCTGCATCTATTATTTGTGTATATAACCAGTGATATTGTTCTGATGGGTTAAAGTCAATTATTATTTTAAATGTGGTTCTTAATGATAGTTGTATAAATTCGTCCATTGAAAACTCGTTACACTCATTTAAAAAAAGTATTTCGCGTTTACGGCCTCTAACCCTTTGTGGTTGGTCTACTGAAATAAATTCAAAATAATTACCATATAAAGTATATAGATGATTTGATTTGTTGTGCAGTCTTTCGTCGTATAGATTTTCTTTTTTAAGAATATCGAAAAAATCTCTCATTGACGTACCTCTTAACGCTGGCATTGTTTTTCGCGCAATTGTAATATATAAACCCTTGCCTTTATTCTTGTATGCAAACTCTATTAATGCAAGTAGTATAGAATATGTTTTACCGCTTCTTGTACCGCCCTGTAAAACGCAAATACGTTTAGTTGAGTTTTTTACATCGTAATATGGTTTAGCTTGTTTCGTCATCGTCTGCATTTATCCACGATGGAGGCGCCGCGCTCACATTTACGTTTTGATCTGGCAGCCCCTCAATGCGATCTAAAATTTCTTTTATTGCTTTTAGTTTCTCGTTGTTGTTACTATCCTTATGGAATGCAATTTGTATTAACATCTTTGCTATAGGGCTTCCAAAGTCGCCCAACCCGCCCATATTTTTATCCTGCGTTGATAGCAATTCTTTTAATACTGTTGCAACGTTTCTACGCCCTTTTGGTCTTCCGTTCTTCTTAGGTTGGTTAGTAGAACTAAATTGTGTTGCTTTGTTTGGAAATTTATTCATAGTTCCGTTTTTATTCCGTTATTTTGTAGGATTTTTATTTAATGCTCTTTTCATTGCCCTTTCTGATGATAATTTTTTTAGCCTTTCTACTTCTAGTTTGTATGGGTAACAATGTTTCATTTGCTCTAGCGAATAATATACAATTGAAGCCCTGTAAGGATTTTGCCCTTTTTGATAAATAGGCATTACTCCGTGTATTTCATCTTGACCATCAAAAATTGCAAGAAATCCGTCTTTTTGCGAAAGCGCTAATTCATACTCAGGAAAAACTAATTGTCCCCCGCCAATTCCGTTTCTTAAAATTAATACATTTGATAAACTTTTTTTAAAATTACCAGTGTCTTTATGGTATTTTATAGCGTGATTTACATTTATGCTGCAAGTTAAAAAAGGCGATTTTTTGTCTAATATATAATCTTCTTCTACATTGCTTTGAACTCTTTCTAAATCTTCAATATATTTTTTAGGCAAATGCTTCTTGTAAATTTTAATTAAATCAGACATAAAAGAAAAAACAATCTTTGTGTTTTCAATTTCTTTTTTAGTATTTGCTGAATATCTGCAAAAATCGTTTCTTCTTGCTATTCTTGGCAACGAACCAAAAATGCTGCTTTTTGTTGGTATTCCTCTTGTTCTTGAACTTTCAGAAAGATTTGTAGACATAACTGCTTGCCTAATTTGTTTTAATTTTTTACTGTCTATTTTGATATAAATTCCTACAGTTTTGTTGTCTTTTATAAATAAACAATTTTCATTAATTACTTTTTTATAATGGTCTCTTTTTGGAGTAGTTTTTAATAAATTTTTACAATCTTTTATTTTTTTTAAATTAATTTTTTTCATTTTCTATAATTTTTAAAACAGCATCTGAATAATTTTCAACGCCCAAATCTTTTATTTTTTTATTAAACCACTCTACTACTTTTACAAAAGTGTCGCTATCATAAACTAAATACAGCCTTTTAATTTCAGAGTTCATAAATTTTTCTAATTCTAGTTCTGGATTTTGCCCTGCATAATTTTTGTCATTACTTATCTTATCTATATTTAACCCTAACTCTATTTCTTTAAAACCCCAATCTTTTAGTTCTTCTATTTCAAACTCATTTGCAAGTATATCCATATCAAACTCACCACCACTTTTATTAAGTCTTATATTTAATTCTCTTTCATCTTCTTTTGTTAAATCCAATACTACGCAATCAATATCTTTATACTTTAATTCTTTACACACTTTTAGTCGTTGGTGTCCGCCGATAACAGTAAAGTCTTTGTTTAATATAATTGGATCAACCAAATCAAACTTAACAATAGAATCCTTTAAATCGTTGTATTGTTTTTTACTTATCTGCCTAGGGTTGTAAGTTGCTGGTTTTAATTTATTTATTTCTATTTTCTCTATGTTCATTTAATCTTTTATTTAAGTCTATTATCGCATATACTTGATGACATACGTTTTCTAAATGTTTTATCCTTGTGTACATATTAAAAGAATTATCACTTTCACAAGCCAAATGACAACTCCTACAAACAGCTACAAGATTTTCTATATAATCATTTGTAACTTTGTTTCTTGTTCTTCTTTCAAGGTGGTGAATATCTACGGCCGGACTGTTACACATCTCGCACGGAATATAATCACCTTCAGCATAACCAAAGAAATTCATATATACTTTAGTATGTTTCTGCAACTTTCTTTTTTCTTTTTATTAGTTTCAAATCGTCTTTTAAAGATGATAATACAAATTTACCACCACAAAAATAACAACCTGTTTCTCTGTCTATTAAACTAACTCTAACGCAACTGCAACAGAACCTATATATTTTACTCATTTTTACAACTATTTATATAAACCTTTTTAAGTTTAGCCAATGTTTGTTGTACACAACTGGTACAACTTGATGGCTTCTTATTTGCATTAAATACTTTATTATATAACTTTACTAATATAGCTTGGTCTTTTCCTGTTATTGTTCCTTTTGTTCTGTCAATAACCTCTTCATATATCTTTTGTTCATCTTTAGTAAATTGTCTAACCTTATTATAAGGAAACATTTTATTTAATTTTTCTTTACGATCCGAACACCCGCAATCATCGCCCAATACTTTTTTAGCCACCTTGTCTATTCCTGTAGCCTTTAACGCTTTCTCTATACTATCACCAAGACCTTTACTTTTTGTCATCGTTTAAACCCTTTAAAATTTTCTTTTTTAACTCAACATTATCAATAATATCAAAGACCCTATCAAGTATAGTATTTACGGCTTGTGTTATTATGTTCATATAGTGTTGCTGTTCAGCTATAAAGAATTGTTTCCCTTTTTCATCTACAAAAGAAAATACCCTATCGTTTTTGAAATCTGTACTTTTGCATTTTTTTAATGCTCTTATAATTCTTGTCTTTTTCATCGTAATGCTAAAATAAAAATTAATACTATAATAATACCTATTACAAACATACATTTACTTACAAATTTTTCTGTTTTATCTCTCATTGATTAAATAATTTTTTACGTTTCTAATTGCTTTATATAATGTGTTCTTGTTTATCTTGGTCGCTCTTTGCATCTCGGATAAACTAAACCCTTCCTTATAATATATTCTAAACACTTCAGCATCGAACCAGTACAAGTCCTTTAATTTCTCTTCAATCCATTCTAATCTTTCTTCTACTTCTTCTTTCTTTTTTGTATTGTCTTTTGAAGTGTCAGGGCTTAAGCACTCTATTATTCTCGTTGTTTGATATTCGTAATACTTTTTATACTTGTAATAATATCTGCTCGTTTTTGAATTGTATTGATTTAATATAACTCTAACAATATAAAAAGTCATTTGTTTCTTTTCTATTATTTCGTTGATCCTATCTTGGTCACATTTATATAACTCTTCAATCACAAAGTGTAATAAATCTTCTTGTTCTTTAACACCCGCTATTTTTAAACTTATTTCTTTAAGTCTATCATAGTTTTGTATCAGGTATTTATTTAACATACTTTTATAACTGAAGGTATAAGTTCCTGTTTCATTAGGTTATATTCTACATCTGTAATT